ACGCCAAATCTGCGGCGCTTGCTCCGGGCGCAATCGTGTTTAGTTGCGTCTCCAACGCCGATGCGGCGTCGAAAGCCCCCGCACCTGTAGCCAGTGCGTTCGAGCCCGCGTCTGCCGCAAGCTGCGTCTCCAACGCCGACGCGGCGTCAAACGCCGGCGTCAGAGCGTTTGCCCCCGCAGCAGTTGCAGCGGCAGGCGCAAGCGCGTTGGTGGCGGGTACCGCAAGGCTTTCCGCGCCCAGCGCTGCGATCTCAGCCGCAGTCAGCGGCGTCGCAGCACCCATCGTAGCGAGCGGCGCAGTAGCAACAGGGAACGCCGTAGCGCCCGGCAGCACAGCCGGCACTGCAAGGCTCTCTGCGCCTGCGGCGAGCGCTGCTGCGGCCTCCAAGTTGCCGGATGCAGCCAGTGCTTGCGCGCCTGACGTAGCGATCATCTCAGCCGCTGCGGCCTCAGAAATAGTAGCCCCCGCCGCGTCGGTAAAGCCAATGCCAGGCGCGTAGTACATGCCAAGCACTGCCGCCGCTACCTTCACAACGTCAGGATGCACGCCCAGCGTGTCGGCGATCGGGTCGACTACGGTGTCAACGACTTGTCCAACTGACCCTAAAAAATCTTTGCCAAGGTCTACTGCGCCGCCGCCAACGTCGCTAAGAAAACTAAAGAAGCTGCCAAAAAAGCTCGGCCCGCCGGGGCTTGGGGTGTACAGATTAAGGTCTTTTAACGTCTGGACTCGCTCATAAATATCTTTTTCGCCTAATCCAGATTTGGCAGAATTTAGTGCGCCGAGCGAAATAGCCGCGCGGCTAGCTGCTTCTTCATCGCTTATGGGCTGATTAGATCGTAGATCAAAAAATCTTTCTGGAATAAGTACATTTGTTTCGCCTGTCTGTTCATATGCAGGCTCAAAAACAATTGCTTGGCGTTTAAGCGCGGCTTTGATTTGTGCGGGGGTCATAGTTGCCACAATGTTCTCCTAGCTGATCTCGCGGCCACTGACGCGCAAGCTCATAGACGCGGCAAGACTGCCAAGCGTTGAAATGGAGTCGCCCAAATTCAAGATGTGCCCTGCGATCTCGGGAAACGTGTACGCTTCACTGGGCTGCAACGACTTGTTCTGCACGACTAGGTTGCTGCTCACCGCCGTTTGCCCTGCCGGCACGATGTTGACGCTGATCGTTCGCGCCGCAGCGCTGTAGTTGACCACGGTGAACTTGTCGATGATCGTAGCGGTAGTGGGCGCAGTGTACTGGGTTGTCTGCACCTGCTCAACTGCTTTGGATTCGACCAGCGTCTTGGCAGTAATGGGCATGTCAGTCCTCGGCGGGCAACGGCTGGTTGCCCTCTGCTACCCAAGCTAAATACTCCCGGTAATCTTGGTTGGCCGGGTCCATCGGAATCCATGCGCCGTCGCTGATACGGCGGATGGCTTGCTGTGTCAGTTGGTACATGGTCAAAGCTCCGCGCTAGCTTGCCAGTGAATAGAGTAGCTGTCGCCGGCGGTCACTGCCGTATTACCGGCCAACGCAAATCCGCTGTCGCCAATGTTAGCCGTGGCCGCAGTAGGCGTAACGCCTGCGACAGTTGACCAGTTTGCAGACGCCGCGTCGGGCGCGTATGTCGTGATTGTCGGCGCCGCGCGTTTAGCCACAGCAAACGTCACCCCCGTGGAAAACGCTTGGTTAAGCACTTGCCCGGTAGCATACGCAGCGCCGAGCGCTGAACCTACATTTTGTGCGGGCGCGGTCGCGTACGGAAATGATTTTTCATAATACCGCTGGCACATGCCAAGCTCTACGCCAAACGGCCTATGTTCAAACGGCGTGGCGGTACTTCCAACTTCTAGCTGAACACCCGTAATCGCAAAAATATTGCCGATGGTATCAAGTACGTTAACTTGCGAAGAAGTGGCTAAATCCCAAGCCGCCTGCCAGCTGCCTGCAACGCCTTGCCGAGTCGTGCCGCAGTAGAGCGTCCAACCCACTGTCAACCCACTGCCGTTGGTCCAATCCCAAGTTCCAGAGGTAATCAAACCGCCGGTGAGAGTAATCTCTTTATACTCCCAAGTGTTTGCCGAAGAAATGCTGTATTCCGCTATGTACGAATAATCAGAGCTGGGGTAGTCGCTATTGTAAAAAACTACGCAATGCGTACCAACTTTAGCCGACCGAACCCAAAACGAAAGCGTAAAAGTCTTGTCGATAAGATCGCGTGCGGAATATCCTTCAATTTTTTGGAGCAATGTCCAAAATTCTGCCGCAGTAACAGTAGGATCAGCAGTAGCTACTGTACATCGAAGACTGTACGGCAGCGTAGGCTCGCTAGCTGGGCCGTCAGAGGCTTGTGTGACCGTCACAACTGCTGCGGTTGATGCGATACGTGAATACCGATCCAACGTATACGAAGCGCCGGTTCCGGTATTAACTGTAAAAGAAGTACCGCGCTGCGCGACTTCCATTGCGCCGTTGATAATCTTGTTGCGCAGACCTGCGAGCTGGCCGCCGTTGTACGACGTGGCCGACACGGCGCCGCCCGTGACGCTGCCGGTCAGGTTACCCGTGACGTTGCCCGTGACGTTGCCCGTGACATTGCCGGTAATCGGGCCAGTGATCGTAACACCGCTGATCGAGCCGCCCGTGATGGTGACGTTGCTTGAGTTCTGCGTCGACATCGTGCCAGGTGCGGTGATGTTGTCGACGGTATACTGCGTGACGTCTGCGGCGTTAGTCAGTACAAACTTATAGCCTGCGCCAGCGGTCAAGAAGATGTCCGCGCGTCCTGCGGAGTCAAGAATGATCGGGTTGGTGTTGAGCACCGACCCCGCCGCAGTTGTATACGTGGCGTACGGCGTCGTGGTGCCGGCCTGATAGGTGTACAGCTTGCCAGCCGTCAACGGATTGCCGTTGCCATCCAAAAATTGAAACTTAAAGACTGGTGCAATCGTAGCCATACAAGCCTCAAAGATTGTTTGTGACGGTCAGTATGATAGACGGAATGCCGGGCACAGGCGCAGACGCTGGCACCGCAAGTATTTCACAGCTAGTGCTAGTAGTAGACCACATCAACTCAAAGTAGTCGCCCGCGTTCATGAACTCGACAAAGTTCCACGCGGCGACTGTCTCGGCGTTGTTGCCTTGGATGCGAATCTGCGTCGCGGAGTTGGGCACGTCTACGCCGTTCAACCGCAGCCAGATGTAGATGAACGCCGTACCGCCAGATGTCTTGTCAAGCTGCGCCGAGAATTGGATGTTGTAGAGCCCTGGTCGATCGGTGTAGATGCGTGACGTCGGCGTGCCGATGGTAACGCCTCGGTTGAAACCTACAGTATTGAATGTCATGCCGTATGCGGTGTTGCTTGCGGCAGCCGTTTGCGTGGTCGTGTCAAAGAAATAGCCGTAGCGCGTCAGAGACAGCGTAGGTGTGGCAACCGCCGGGCCGACCTGCAAGTCTTCTAGCGAGAACTGGTTTTGCCCCAAGCCCAACAACGTGAAAGCGTTGTTGAAGAACCGATACCACTCGCGCTGCATGACGTTATCCGGCCCCTCAATGACCGGAACACGCGCGGCAGGAATGCGCGTGATGTTAGGCATTGGTGCCGCTCGCAATCAGCTCAGCGCCCATGATAGCCGTCTTACCCCAGCCCGATGCGCTGATCTCATACACTCGGTCGCGCAGCTTTGTGGTCATGCCCAGCCGACGCCAAATGACGCGCTTGCCGGTCTGACCTTGTGCGCCGACCGACTGAAATACTTGATTAGACCATGTATGGCCGCCGTCATCCGACCAGCGCAAACCTACAAGCAAAGGTGGCTGCTCAGTAGGCGAGCCGACTACTGAGTTAAGAGACGTGCCCGCCTCACAGTCAAGTTGCAGGCTGTGGTGTGCTGTTCGTTTGAGCGTGTTCGCGCCTGTTGGCAGCGCTCGCCAAGAGCGAAGCCAGCCTTGCTGAAAATTTGCAAACTCAACGTACGTATTAAAATCGTATCGCCCGATTAGGCCGCTAAAGCAACTTCCCACGTACACGCGGTTAAAGTACGCCGCTGCACAAGTTGGCGTGTGGCGCAGATATTGACCTGTGACGGCATCAATGTGCCCGCGTTGATGCCACATGTTAGTGGCTGCGTCGTACACCCACGTGACGTTAGCCGTGGGGAACGTCAGGACGTAGAAGAAGTGACCGTCTTGCTGGTAGGTGTAGGCGGTTGCGTCCGAGATTGTTGAATACGTCTGAATAGCGTACTCGATGGCGTGCGTCGAGATGCGCTGCGGCTGGTAGCCACGGGCACGGTAAACCATGCCATAGCCGCGAGCGTCTGCCGCCAGCCAGAAAACGCTGTTGTCCATCTTGGCGACCGAGTACGGCGCAGCGCAGCCCGTCTCAAGAAACGCGCCTTGGATGGGGGCCAGCGGATAGTCCGGCTGGCCGGCGTCGTACCAAACCTCGGTCGAGTTGTTGCCGAAGATCCAAATCTCTTTGTGGTCGACAATCAGCGACACCACGTTGTCAGGTGAGGCTTCAGCGCTTGCAAACGACAACGCGTCGATGTTGTTGCCGTCGTACAGCGCGGTCACCCAGACGCGCGCGCTGTTGGGCTCATTGAATACAAAGTAGCCGTTGACGTAGCCGACCGTGACCGCGCCGGGAAAGTCGGGGTCGCCTATCTGATTGAAGACGCCCGTGTCGAGGTTGTAGACATAACCGTTGGGATTGGTCGCAAGAAAAATTTGTTGGCCATTGTCGACCATGCTGACAGGGCCAGTGCCAGCAACATTCGATGCTATGACTGTTAAGGTGTAGCTCGTGTTGTCAAAAGCGCCCGCAGAATACGTTGCCGTGACGGAATAAAAAATGGACCCTGCTACGACATACAACACGTTGCGGGCTACCCACATGCCTCGAACCGGACCGCTGCCTGTGCCTATAAAGCCGGTTGCACCTTTGATGCCTGGCGCACGCTGAAAGTACGCCGCTGTCTTGCCGCCGTCTGGCGTCGCCTCTGCGTACATGTTGACGAGCCGGTTGTCCGCAGCGTTGATGCTGCGGGCAACGTACGCGGCGCCGAGGATGGGCGATTTCATCAGAAATTGCCGGCGTAGATGTTGTAACGCTGGCGCGTGCCGACGATCGCGTAGGGCATCGACATCAGATCATCAGGATTGTTGATGCGCTTGATGTCGCGCTTGGATGTCATCGCAATCCGCTGTACTTGCCGTGACGGCTCAACACCGTACTCGGGGGCGATCTCGCAGGCCAAGTTGTAGCGGAAGCAACGAAAGTAGCCTGGCGGAAACAGAATCGGAGTATTAAGCGCGGCGGGTTGTGTTAGTTCCTGCACCGACACAATGTGGAACTCCAGCACTCGCGTGGGTACTGGATAGATGTACATATCGACGTTAGGAAACGTCATGTTGACCCACATGACCTGCGGATAGGTGCTGGTGACAGTCTTCAACGCAATGCCGTTGTACTGCTGCTGATTGATGAGCTTTAGGCCGTAGGAGACGCCGGTGGTCGGGTCTTTGAAGTAAGTCGAATCATCGACAAGAATAGGCCGATTACCTACAAAGTTGCCAGTAGGCCCAAGCGTGCGGCTGATCGTTGACGCGGGCCAACTAAACACTTGATCTTGCGTCGAGAACACCGCAAGCCGCTCGGTGTTCCACGATTCAATCATCTCGTTCATAGCAATCAGCGCGTCAGCTGACATCGCAGCAGAAGGCGTCTCACCTTCAGCGAGCACGCCCAGCAGCCGCAGCGCACCGTTGATCAAGTCACCTGCCGTAGCCTGATTACCGCTAAGCGTGAGTACAGTCATGAAAAACTCACTTCGGTTGTTTCTATTTTACAAGCCCAACGAATCGTCGTGCTTGCTTGGCCTGTCACCGTTACAGCGAGCCCGCCATTTGTGGTGTCTGCGGACAAAGCCACAGCCCAAGTTGACGCGCCTGCGTCTTCATAAGGGCTTGTGACCGTTGAGCCGGTCAGCGTCGTAGCAGCAGCGTTAGCGCCCCGCTTGATCTGCCCGTCGAACGTCCAAGACTTTGTGTCGCCTCCACCAGTGACATTCGCGATAACAGTACCTTTGAAATAATACGCACTGTTGTTTGGCAAAATGATCTGATTAGTAGTGCTAGCGGCAGCTTGGTTACTGCGGATGACGGTAGGTGTTGCGTCAGTAGTTTGTGTCGCTAGTATCAATATGCCTGCTTGCGACAACCCAGGAAAAGTGTCAATTGGCCCATTGCAAGCAGGAAATACATGATAGCCTACGATGCCTCGAGTAGATCCATACGCGCCGCCAGCAATAGTTGAATACGCGCCTGTCGCCGTATTCTCATAGCCTCCGCTAATCGCAGAGTATTGCCCAGACGCAATGTTGAACCGGCCAGACCCTACAAACGCATAGAGCGCAGTTGCTTCGTTGCCGCTTCCACCTGCTACTGTTGCACCTGTCGCAGTTGCTTCATTGTCCCCACCGCCACCAACGGTCGCGGTAAGGGCTGTAGCGTCATTGCTGCTGCCGCCCGCAACGACCGAAGAAGTGCCAGATGCACGGTTGCTGTAGCCACCGCCAACAACTGAATAGTCGCCGCTAGCAACGTCCGTCGAAAACGCACGAAGCGTCTGCCAGTCAACTGCGTGTATCCCACGTTTGTTGCCGCCAGCAGTAGCCCCATCTGGAACCTGTGCGAGTATCGCTCCATTCCCTTTCGGAACCAACGCCAAGTCTGCATTGGTCGTCGGCGCAACTGGCGTCATTGATACGGCGTTAACCGTATCATTAGGCGCTGCTGACGACAACGCAAACGTGACGTACGGGCTGACCGAAGGTGTGGGAGGTGTAGGGTCGTTTAGTGTAGCGACCAGCGTACGGGTGTCATAGTTGTCTGCCGTGATGACAACGCTGTACACACCGTTGGCCGCAAAGAACAGGAACTTGCCGTCAGCGCCTGTGACAATTGGGTTGGACTGCGGGCTAAGAAGTTCTTGATCGACAATGTAAGGTGTGCCGTCGCTGGTCAAAACCGTCGTCGAAAGCAGAGCTTGATCGCCGTACAGCGTAGCAAGCGTGCCGTCGTAGTTGTAGACAAATACCTGCGCTCCCGCAATAGGGCGGTTGCCGGAATCTGTTACAACGTCAAAGTAACTCTGCATCCTTGGCCTCCCGGCGACGACGCGGGCGCAGTTCGTTCACTGGCTCGGGCTGAGACTCACCGGGAGTATAGCGCGTCCAGCCGTTTTGTTCATCATACTCCGCTTCCATGTCCGAGATGGCAACCTTCTCGCCGTGGCGCGGGTGACGCAGATAGATGATGGGCATAAAAGTCGGGGGCCGAAGCCCCCGCCAGGTTAGCCAGCAGCCATGATGACCCAATTGGTGCCGTCTTCGCAGACCAGCGTCGCCCACTTACCTGCGGTGGCCGCCAGAATGGCGGTGCCGAGGGTAGATGAGCTGACTGGCCTGACGTTCGTCGACGCCGAGATCACCGTATAGGTGCCAGACAGGTTTTTGATAGTTACGGTCCGACCGATGTAAGCAGCGCCACTAGGCAGCGTCACGGAGACGTTTGCCGCAGAGCCGTTTGCGACCACATAGTTCTCTTCATCGCCCAGCGTGAAACTGGCGGTCTTGGTGACCGGAGCGTTGAGATAGAACGCCGTGAGCGCAGGGTCAGAGTACGCAACACCTACAGGCTTGTTGTTAGCCATAGCGACTCCTTAGCCGATTGATTAGGCTACGACAGCAAATTGCCATTTGGTGCCATCGGAAATGAACATCTTACCGAGGCCGGTGGCGTTGGTCGTTACACCAATCGAGCCGGCGGGAGCGTCGGTCGTGGTGCTGTTGGCCGTGATAGCCGTGTCAAGGAAGTACAGACCTGCGCCAGTAGCCGACGTCAGAATCGTACCGCCAAGCGACTTGGCTGCGTTCAAGTTGCCGTCAGAAAACTGATAGGCAGATCCACCATTCGGAATAGCCATGATTTAATCCTTTCAAATTAAATGAAAACGAGGCTAGTAGACCCCTACTAGCCTCGTACTAGACGTTAGCCCCAGAGGCGGACGCCCATTTGCGGACGGATGACTGAGTAGCCGTAGAGCACGTCAATACGACAGGGCAGACGGTCATTGTTGATGTCGTATTGACGAACAATACGCATCGAAATGCCGTTATGCACCTGGCGCGAGGCCATGTCCACGCCTTGCGGCATCAGCAGGTCAGCGGTCGCAAACGTGATCGCATCTTTGTGATAGATCAGGTTTTGCGGGTACTGAGTGCTGGCGCTACCCAAGAAGGTCACCACAGCGCTGGCTTGCGGGAACGCATCAATCGTCGCAAGCGCATGACCGGAGGTGTACATCGCGGGGCTCACGCTTACCGTGTACGCGCCGCCGGTGGCGGTTGCGTCGGCGGTCGCAACGAACTGTTGCAGGCTGCCGGTCGACTCACGGGTTTGCGGGTTGACCGCGTAGACGCCGGCAACGGTAAACACGTCACCTTGCTTGATCGTCTGCGTGCCGGTGCCGGTGATCGCAATGGTGGTCGAACCCTGCGACGACACGGTGGTCGTAACAGTGTGCGAGCCAGTGCGGGTGCCGGTGGTGTGCTGCTTGATCGACTGAGACATGCTGACCTCTTCAAAACCCAGCACACCTTCGCCCATCAGGCCATTCTTGAACTGACGGCTGATGGTGTTGGTGGGATTGAACAGACCTTTCATGCCTTCGACGAGGCCAGCGTTCGCAGCCGGGTTGACGGTGGCATAGCGGGGCGCCATGACCGCAGCGGCTTCGTTCAGCTTCTGTTGGCCTTGCAGCAGCACCAAGCTGGTTCCGGGCGTGGTGCCAGGCGTACCAACCGACTGATACATGCTCTTGAAGCTGTTGGCAACGTCAGCGTCGATGCTGGAGGCAAGCTGACTAATACGAGGCTTCAGCACACGCTCTGCGAAGTCGTCGAGCTGCATGGTCAGCTCAGCGGTCGTGAAGTTCACGCCGATGTGCTTCTGGCTCGAGACAGTCAGGGTGGTGTACTGCTCGTTGTCGTCTTGAACTTGCAGCGCAGCACCGTCGGTCACCAGCGCGCGGTCCGGCAGGCGGATACGCAGCGTGGAGCCGATTTTGGCGCCTTCGACAGCAAAGCTGTCGTCGTACTGACGGTTCACCGTCCGGGTGATCACCAGGTTGTTCTCGAGGATCTCGAGCGCCTTCCGGGTGATCATGTCAATCGTAAGGATTGAGTTAGCCATGATCTATGAAACTCCTAAAGTTGTATTAACGTCCGTGCTTGGCTTCCCACGCCTTGATTTGACGTTGCCGCTCGGCTGCGATCCATTCGCTCGTACTCATTGCTTTGATTGAGCGCGGGTCTGTGGTGTCGTAAGCCGGTGCGCCAGAGGCGCGTGCTGCAACAGGCTGAATCGGGGCAGGGGCGCTAGACGGTTTTTTGGTGGGCGGACTGACGGCCACTTTGGCCTCAATCTTCCCGATCTCTTTGGCCTGCAAGAACGGCGATAGACGCGAGATACGCTCTGCTTCTTTTGGATTGGACCCGAGGTAATACGCAATGTCGGGGCCGATCTCTGACGCCTGAATTGTTTGAGCCATCACGGTCGAGATTTTGAGGCTTGGGTTGTAGGCGACTTGCTCGAAGTCGTCATATTTGTCCCGTGCCTGCTCTTCTTTCTCGTGGTACGACTCAACCAGTGCTGCTTGCTGGCGCTCCAGTTCCCGTTGCTGGAGAAGCTGCTCAGCTTTCTGCGCGGCCAGTGCATCGGCATACGCTTCGACTGATTCAAACTTGTCCTGCGAGACAGGTTCTGCGGGCGCTGCTGGCGCCTTCGGACGCTCACGTTCCCAAGACCTACGCTCTCTTGCGAGACGCTTGCCAATCATCGCGTCCACTTCTTCTTGCGTGAACGTCTTGACCGCCGATGCTTCTACGGATTCAGGTGCGGGCGTCGCTACCTGCTCCGGCGCGGGTGTTTCCGCTACGACAACTTCAGTATTTTCCATGATTACTCTGGCGAGTGCCTGGTGAACCGCACCAGTACGGGTGTATATCTATACAGTCAGGCTTCTTTTTTGTCAACCTGCTGCTCAACTTGTGCGCGAAGTTTCTGCCACAGCGCGACAGACACTTCGAGCGGAAGTTTACCTAGCCCCATCGCAAGGATGTTGGCTTCTTCAATCGTGATCGTGATGGTGAACTCTTGCATTACCAAGGCATCCCGTTAGCGGTCGTGGGGTTCAGTTGATTCTCGACTTTAGCCGTCAGGTTTGCTTCGATTTCTGCCTTCTGATCGCCCAGCGCTTCGTACACCCAACCCAGCACGATCTCTTCGGTCAGTTGATCGTAAGGGATGAAGCTCTCGGATTCCTGCGTATAAACTGTCGTGCCGCCGTAGAAAGCAGATGCTGAGTCTTGGGACGCAGTGCAGCTCCAAGCGACAGTGATCACGAACCCGTTCGACAGATCACGGGTCATGTTTTGGACTTGCCAGTTGATGTTCATGCTTATTCCTCGGTAAATTCGTGGATGGCATCCAAGCCAAAGTGGTCGTTGATAAATCGCAGCATCTTCTCGACGTCGATCTTCAGCACCTTACCTGACGGTGTGTGCTTGGACTTGAAGATCCACTCGTTCGTCTCAGAGTCGTGCGGCGAGAACAGCGTGGCGTTCCCGGCAGCGTCCATCACATAGGCTTCACCGCTGGAAGAGTAGAGCGAGATGCCGTTGGCGAGCGTGCCAACAGGGGCGGTGCCGTCGAAGATGTCAAGGTGATTGGTTCCGACGGTTGTTGCGCGGTTGGCTGTGCCGCCGATATAGACGTTTCCTGCGGAGGTGATGCGGGCGATGTTAGCTCCTCCAACTTGGAAAAAATGACCGCCGCCAGCATTACTGTCGTAAGTTAAGTTACCACCCGCACCAATAACGCCGACTCTAGCTGTCGCAGACGATATAGCATCTTGCAGAGTAAGTACGCCGCCATTAACCGCTCTTACATGAAGCGCGGTAGCAGGCGAACTCGTCCCAATCCCCACATTCCCATCACTAGCCTGCACAAACAACGCATGCGTGTTGGTGTCAGACTCAACGCGGAAGTCGATGTCTGCGCCGCTTTCGTTGAATATAACCGCTGTTGGAGTAAATT